ACTCCTCTATCTTTTCCTCCAAAACCAGGAGATTCTACTATTCTTATTTTAATTCCTCTATTAATAGCGTTATTTACAGCATTTATTAATTCTTGGCCAAAATTGGATTTAAATTTAATCCAATCATCATCTGTAAAATAAGAGTTCCAAGTACAAGTGTCTACGCATTTATCTTTAGTAGTATTACATGATTTTGAACAGCATTTACTTGAATTTTTTTGAAGGCATAGTCCTTCAGGGGGGTTATTTTTCATTAGAGACCAATACATAGAAGTAAAATCTATTGTATATTTAGAGTTTTTGATTAAATTTATTAATTCTATTTCACTGTATGCATGTAAATCTCCGTTTATTCCATTTTGAGAATTATATTCGCGTAAATTTAAATCGTAAGGTATAGACTCAACTAATTTTGCTATTCCTGATGAGGACATTTTTATTAAATATTTAATATTTTTATTAAATATTTCCTTTTATTTACTATTATAAAATGCCTCCAATGTTGTGGTTTTTACTTGGAGCATCAATAGTAAGTACTTTATGCGGTTGTTGTTTGTTGTGTCCATCTAGAATTTCTCATAGTATTGTCGAGCTAATTATTAAAGATGATGAAGATTGTAGAGAATAAAGATTTTTTGTTCCTTGGGTAAAATTTATTATATAATAAATTTTCTTTTAATGAAAAGGTTCTTTTTATTCCTCATCATAGTACGTACTTTAACGAGAGTGTCTAACGGGTCAGAAACGTTGATGGTGGGGCCTATGTATACTTCATAATTTTGTCTAGGAATTCTACCCCATTTTTCAACTACATTATCTAGAACTACGGGTGTGATAGTTGCTCCTAATTCTTTAGCAATCCAGAATGCTCCTTTTCTTAGATTTCCTACATTTCTTCCGTATCTACGGGATTGGTCTTCAACGTACATAAATACGGGGATAAATTTGAGTTTTTCATCGATTAATTTTTTTGTCATGTGATATCTATTTTTTCCGTCAGGTAAGTATTCGCATTCATGTTTGGTGTAAACCTTGCTCATAATTTTTTTGGCTCTTTTGGATGCTATGAAGCATACAGGTATAGGCATAAGAGCAGGGGCTAAGTATTCTAGAGAGCTGGTAGGATAAGTGGCGATAAAAATCGTTGGTTTGTTTGGTAGGTGTAAAAAGTTATGTTTAAAATTAAAGTTTTCTTTAAAGATATTGTTGACTATTTTCTTATATTTATATTGTGCATGCCCAGTCGGGATATGTATACATACTATTTCTAATATACTTTTGGTTATAATTATTGTCTTATGCCATAGAATAATTATTATTGATATGAGTATTATTTTATGAGGTTTACTTATTGGAATTATTGACAATATTAATAATATACTTATTAAAAATATTACCGTTTTATGCATTTTAGTTGTCCCTCTTTTTTCCTTAATTTAATTTTGAGGTGGAGAAAGTCTTAATGGGGTGTACTGAAGTAGTACCATTTTAGATGTAATGTATTTGGTCATAGCAACAGTGATTACTATCGTTAAAGGAATAAAGAGGTATATTCGTAGACGTTTAGGTAATAGAAAAGAAGTAAAAATAGTGGTACATATACTTATTAAAAGTATATAGACAACCGATGTACTTATTGAATAGGATGTCCCGTAATATCCTTTTTTGAGTGCATATTTTATAATATTATAGTGTTCTTTTAGCAAATTTGTACGAGCAGATAGAGCATCTTCCTGTCCAGTTTTGTAGTTAAATAGAAAGTCTCTTATATTTTTTCCGATGGAAACTCGTAGTATTCCTAAACGAGCTAAGTATAGAGAGATATGATGATCATCATTATTTACTAGTATATCAGCAATGGGAGTATTATTTCTGAATTGAACTAACTCTTCACATGTGGTAAAGAAAGAGCGTCGATATGCTACAACATGGACGCCTTGTATCCAGTCTACGCATTGGTCTTTTTCATTATTAATAACAAATTGGAAGTAGAAAGGGAATTTTCCTACGCATATTCCTGAGAATGCCCAGCATATATTAGGGTTAATTTTAATACGATTTTTCATTACTTTAACTAAGTCTCGATGAACTATTATATCGTCATCGAACGTGAGTATGTAGGTGGAAGGATTTGTTTCTAGATCTAATGTGGGAGCAAGTTTTGTTATAGGACCGTAATCTATACATCGATTAACTAATACTTTTGTATTGTATCCATTAAATTGGTTGAGAAAATTTTTGGGTATATTATAGAGTTCTCCTTGTTTAGTGCGCTTAGGAATGTTGAGATATAATAACTGTAGTGGGGCAGTTTGTTTTAAAATAGATTTAACGGGTTTTACTATATCATCTAAACGTCTTGGCAATGTTGTCATGGATCCTACTAGACGCATTTTCTTATATTACGAAGATTGATTAAATAACATTAAGTCAAGTCACGCAGAACTATAAAGTTAATTGATTTGATACGGGTATTAGGGCTGTTCCATCGTTGCTTAAAACAACTCCTAAACCATTGTTTAATTCCGGTGAGAAATTTTGACCATTATATATAAGAGTCATTCCACTAGTCATTCCAGTCATAGAAATTGGGATTCCCATGATAGATTTGGCATCGTTATTGTTGGATTGAATATTGAACATTCTTTATATATTCTTTTATATTCCTTTTATATTTTCATTTCAACACGAAAATGAAAATTTATTTAGAAGTGAAAAGTTCCAAAAATACATGATAATCGCATATAAGTAAGAACCATGGAAAACATTCCAAAAGAAAAACGAACTACGAATAAACCCATAGAGATCATTTATTCTTAGTTTTATATTCTTTATTCTTTTATATATTTAACTAGTCCCAAATGTTGATTCTCCACTTATAGTTGCATATAAAAATCCATCTTTATCCTTATGTTCTTTATATAATTGACTCATTGGAACAGCAGATGAAGGTAATGTAGAATTAATAAATATGAAAAGAGCTTGGTCAGGAGATAATTTAATTCTTTTTCTAATAACATACATAAATTGACCAATAGATAAATCAATAGGAACTAAATATTTAGTTTTTCCAAGAGGAGGAAGATTACTATTAACAGAATTTTCTACTATAATGGGAACCCTTTCAGGGTATTTATCCATAATACGTTTAGCTTCATTTCGACGTTTTTCAAAGTCGAACTTCTTCTTAAATTTACTCATTTATTTACCAGTTATTATTTTTATTTTATTTTCTATATATATATATTTATATATTTATATTTATTTTCACGATGATGTCAATCTGATCAAAATTTCTTCTACTTTAGTTAAATCTCCTCCAATTACATCCAACGGTTTATCTTTAGAACGATGAATAAGTTGACCATTTTTATAAAAAATAAAAGCCGGAATACCTGTTACTTTATAATCTTGTGATATTTTGAGATCAACATTTTCTTGAGCTAAACAAGCTCTTCCTGTATTATTAAACTTTTCTGCCAATTTATTGTATTTAGGAGAAATAACTTTACATGGTTGACACCAATCAGCATGAAACTTAATACATACAATACGATTATCCCGAATAATATTATTTTTATGTCTAAGATCCTGAATTTCTAGACACGGACGCAAATTTACAGTTTCATCCTGAGGTTTATTTTTTTCTTTAGAAGGCAGAGTCTTAAATGTTTTATAATTACTACTACGAGTGGTCATTTATAAAAAAGAAGTGATCTTTTAAGTCTATTGATAAAAAATGAAAAAAAACAATTACTTTCGTATCATTTAGCAAAATGTCACCTATGCGTAATCTTACATCGGAAGAGATAGAATCTCTTATTGATTTTATTAAACCGCAACAGAATATACCCCAAGAGTCTGCAAAATCAATCGTAAATAATAATAAATCTGTTTTACGTGAACAGTTAAAACTTCAAAAAATATATCCAGAAATGATACCAGAATTGGGAAAAATATTGCGTAGTCAATGTTGTGAAGCGAATATTTCTCCAGGGGAAAGTGTGGGAGTAATAGGAGCTCAAAGTATTGGTGAAAAACAAACACAAAGTATGCTAAATTCTTTTCACACAGCTGGAGCGGGTGAAAAGATGGTAACAACTGGTGTTCCTCGAGTGGAAGAGTTGTTAAATGCTACTAAAGATCCAAAAATTAAAAATTGCAATGTTTTTATGAAGGATAATCATTCTTCTATAGCGGAATTGCGGGATACTTTAGGTCATAGTATTGTTGAGATTACCTTCGAAAAGATTGCTAAATCCCATACTATCGTTATGAATAAAAAACCAGATAAATGGTATCCCTCATTTTCTATTTTATATGGAAAAGAATATGAAAATTACACAGACTGTGTATCCCTAAAAATAGATATGGACATAATATACGAACATAAAATTTCTCTTCAACAAATTAGTAAGGCTGTTGTTGATAACTTTAAAGATATTACATGTGTATTTTCTCCCGATGAAATAGGACAATTAGATATTTTTGTCGCTACAGATGAAATTAAATTACCAGAAAATAGACTGTTATTTATCGATGAAAAAATTGCCCCGAAGATATATCTCGAAGAAGTAGTTCAACCAGCTCTATATAAAATGGTAATATGCGGAATCAAAGGAATCAAAAATATATTCTTTAATGAAAATCCTAATAGATTTGACACCTCCGGTAGTAACTTCCCCCTCATACTAGGACTCCCCTTTATAGACTTTACCAAAACAATATCCAACAATATCTGGGATATTTATCGTAGCCTAGGAGTTGAAGCAACCCGCCAATTCTTAATTGAAGAATTTATGACCATCATGAAAGGAATTAATCCATGCCACGTAAAACTACTTTCAGAAAAAATGACCTACGCTGGAACAATTTCTTCCATATCGCGCTATACCATGCGTACTGACGATTGCGGACCCATGTGTAGAGCCTCTTTCGAAGAAACAATGGACAATTTCTTGAAAGCTGGTATATATGGACAAGACGAATCTACTGCCGGAGTAAGTGCAGCTATTATTTGTGGAAAACTTTCGGGTATAGGAACAGGATCATTTGATATTAAATTAGATACAAAATCATTAAAGAAACAAAGGAAAACACCCTCGAAAACACCTCAATTTGTACCTATCAAAAAACAAAAAATTAGCCCTGTTCAGTCTATTTATTTGAATGATGATGACTTTTTATAAATTGATTTTTTTTATTAATTATCCGTAAGTTTTTCAAATATGATTAAGAACAAAGTTTCAAGGTGTAAAGGGATAACAAGTCTTATGAAAAGATGTAAAAAGAGGACATGTAATGATTTTTGTTATATACATGAATCTCAATCTTTATCCCCGTCGGATATTATTATATTTAATAGTTTTCCTAAAGATATTAAATATATTATTAATAGAAAGTACTGGTCTGAGCAGTATTACAAATCTATTAAAAAGATTCCTAGTTATTGTATTTTTAGAAAAAAAAATATAAAACTAAAATCTTTGGAGTTACTTAATATTTTCGATAGTAAAGTAAGAATATTTTACTCTCTTTCTCCAAATATACCTCATGATGTAAGATTAAGCGCTATTTTAGATATTATATACACATTTAAACAATTTTATAAATTTTCTATACAGATATATGGTTTATATAGTTATCGATCCGAAATTGATTTATATAATGATTTTATGGACGATATGGAAGATATTTACGCCATATAAATATATAAATATATAAATGATAATGTAACAAAGCCCTTATACTATTAATTAATAGTATAGGGGCTTTGTTACGTATAATATAAATTTAAAGACCTCATATATTATATATGGTAGCAAAGTATTCTGCGAATGTTTCAGCATGGCGTTTAAGGAAGTATTTTGACTTTACCCCAAGATGAAGAAGTCATATTATCGTTAGCGCTTCATAATCTTATATGTTCCTATATAAGATTATATTTTTTCTAATCTTTTGTTTACCTCTATTGAAGGAAGAATTTTAATTAAATGATCTCTACGTTCCTTGATATAATCGTAAGAACAATTGTGGGAATGTCTATGATTATGACAATATATTCCTTTACATTTGCAAGTAAAAACATCTTTCATGAGAGGATGTAATTTTTTTTTACAAATTTTACATCTAATTTTTTTATATCCTTCCATATATTTATTAAATACTAACTTATTTATATATTTATACGGTTTATATAAATATATAAAATGAATGTTATATTTCTTCTTGATTCTTCTGGTTCAATGCAATTTTATTCGAGTGATTATGTGAAAGGATTAAATAATTTTATTAATGCTCAAAAACAGTTTAATTCATTGGGATTATTTTCATTAATTAAATTTAACTCTCGTATTACTCCTTTGTGTATAAAAACTCAGATATCACAACTTCCTACAATGAATTACAATGATTATAATCCAGCAGGAATGACTTCTTTATACGATGCAATTGGATATACTTTAGATTATTTTTCTAATGATAACGAAGGACTAATTATTATTCTATCAGATGGACAAGATACCTCTAGTAAAAATTATACCAATGAATCAATAAGACAAAAAATAGAATTATTTTCTATGGAAGGATGGTCATTTCTTTATCTAGGGACTAATCAAGATGCTCACAAAGAAGCTAAAAATCTAAACATCCAAAATTCCTTAGCATTTAGTCAAACTACTAAATCAATAAATGCTGCCATAAATGCTTGTAACATAGCAGTGGGTCATAAGATGGCTATTAATACCAAGTTACCTAATAAATACTCTCAACAAGATATGCCCACAGATTTACGGGAACTTAATGAAACTTTAGAAGGAATGAAGATATAATTATAAAATTTTATAAAATAAAATAAAAGAGTAGAAAAAGGAACATTAAATGGAAAATAACTATATAGATCTAAAGTAAGACTATAAAAATAATAAATGCCACAAAGTAATTATTTAACAACAAAAACCCTTGGATTATCATTAGATAATAAGGATAATGAAGAAAGTAAATCTTCAATACCCGTAAAAATCAATAATGATAAAAAAACTAGACGTATGAAAGGTCCAGGTCCTAATAATATGCTTTCAGGTTTATTGAAAATGTTAGACGGTGTTTCTAATAAAAATAAAATTTCTAAAAATATAAAAGAATCTTCTCATTCTTCCTCAGAAGAATCTTCCTATTCTTCTGACGAGAGTGATAATTGTGATGAGTTATATTTTTCAGATAGCGAATATGATCAAGTGTATACAATGGTTAATAATCTTATTAATATTACAGGAAATCTTACTACCATTCTAAAAACATTATTACATAATAAATATGGGGTTAAAAATGGTTAAAATAGTTTAAAATAGTATTTATTTAAATAAACTATGCTACTATATTACTTATATTACTTTATTCCGTTTTTTATTACTTTTTTCGTATATATTGATGGTCCCTGTATTGTAGTAAATTCGATTAATGAAAAATATAAAAAACTTAACAAGATCACTAGTTTAGTTCGTACAAATTATAAAGGAATATATATGATAACATGGATAACATTTACATTAATAGTAAAAGCATGTTGGATTAGTTTATTACAAAAAATATATGGTACAATATGTCAATTAAAAGAAGGTCAATACATTATGTCTTATGTTATTGAAGGAAATACTTATAAAATGGTTATTAAACCTAAACGCGGTCCTAAAAAAGTTTTAATGATTATTGATAAGGATAATAATGATATATCATCTATTATATCCCCTTTTCTTGGGCCTAGAGAAAATTTTCATGGACATGATTTTACTCCTAAATTTTTTTCTCATAAAGAAATTATATTTATATTATCTAATGGTTCTGAATTAACTTTTACAGAAAACGATATTATTAATTTGAATTAACTATTTCTTTCTTAGTATTTTTAATTACTGCAAAAAGACATTAATATACTTATTAATTAATTTAAACTACCTAAAACAGATGGAGATTTATTGATAAAGTTTTAATCTGGAAAATATATTATTTACATTCTCGAAACTATTATTTATTAAAAATAAATAATACCCAACATAAATAAAACAAATGGATAAAGAAGCCTTTTTAAAGAAGTTAAAAAAGCAAAGAGAAAAGTCAGAACAGAAGATTCATTATATTCCCCCACCGGAAAAGGACAAAAAAGAGAAAAAGAAGTTTGTTCCTACAGAATCTACCTTGAATAAGAAAGGTCGAGATGAAGAGAATATGAGAAATTTTCTTTCTAAAATTCAAAGTATTAGTGACAATAAGACTGCTAATTGGGAGAATCGACAAAATATTCCTATTATTAGAAATGGGGCATTATTATATAAAAATAATTCTAACATATCAGATATATCATCATGGAATGACCTTAATTTGTTTCAAAAGAAAATATGGATGATTAAGGCTTACTCATATCTTCCTAAAGCTGAATTTGGAAGAAAAAAATTTGGGGATAATTTAGATCTTTATATCTCTACTGAATCAGACTTGACAAATTTTATTAATGATTACGAAAAATCTTCTATAGGATATCAACAATATTTTACTAGGTGGATAAAAGATAAAGGAATTGTTAAAAGGAATAATAAAGAATTAGCACAACAATTTAAAATTAAAAAGGATGAATCAAAGCTATCAATGGTAGATAACAAAGAAATCGATGAACTAAAAACACAACAAAATAAACTTCTTGATAATTTTCTTCAACTTAAGGAAAAATCTAAGGAGAGGAAACTAGAGTTAGATAATATGAGCGAAGAAAATATTCGAGAAATAGCTATACTAGAAATACGTAAAAGAACTAAAGAAAATATAATCACATCTTTAGTTAATATGGAAATGTATCCACTTAGAAGAGAAAAATATAAAGAATTATTTGGTTCTCAATGGGATTCTCAGTTGAAAGAAATTAATGCTATTTATCAGTCTAAAAAAACCAAGGAAATGCCCAAGTCATATGAGACTAAAGTTATGGGTAGAATAGAAATATCTAAATTATCTGCATCTCTTCCCATAGATTTTAATGCTGATAAAATTCGAGAATATAAGGAATATCTTAAAGATTGGGATAAAAAGGTAGAACAAGAGAAGAAAAAATTACAAGATATTCCTTGGAAAGATTTAGTTCGGGAAATAACTTCCCGAACTAATAAAGAAAAACTAATTAGAATTATTATAAGAGAAGAATTTAAAAATAAAGAGGATATTCTTAATAATAAGATACGTAATAATAGTATAAAAATAGGTATATTAAGAAAACAAGATAGATCTAAAAAAATAGAAAAACTCCAGCTTACTCCAGAAGAACAAATATTTAAACAAAGTATTAAAGCAGCAATTAAAAGATTTGAACTTTCAGGTTGGGAAGAAACTCGAATAATGTTGCTAGCATCACAAAAAGGTATTAAGCTCGATCGTAGTAAATCTAAAAGGGAACAAATTAATCAAATAATAGATAGAGAGTATCCTACAGCTCAACCTAATACCGAACTAAAAATAAATCCTTCTCAAATGAATAAAATACTTCAAAGTCTTGACGATCAAACTTTAGAAAAGTTAGCAGGTATGAGTGGGGTAAAATACCCTGAACAAAATAAAAGAAATAAAAATATTCAAGCTATATTACGCCGTGAATATAATAAATATAATAAATCAGGAAAGAAAAAATCTAAACTAATAGATATGAATAATATGTTTGTTTCTAATGAAGAAAAAGGTAGATTAGAATATCGTCCAATCTCAAGACGTAAAGAGCTTGAAAATATGCCAATTGAATCTCTTAATAAAATAATTTATACCTATGGAATAACTGCTCCTTATTTTAAAAATGATAAGGATACAAAATCTATATTGGTTAATATAATTTTACAAGGTGAACGGGCTAAACATAAATTTCTTTCACAAGAAACATTAGATAAACAGAAAATAATATCCAAATTAATTAGAAAATTCGGAGGAGATAAGATTAAATATTTATCCTGGACATTACCAGAACTAAGAGAAAGACTTTCTCAGCCAAAAGAAATAAAGGAGGATGAAAATAAAGATTTTAAAGTCAGACTGATTAGATATTTAGAAGAACTAATAGATAAAAAAGATAAAAAATATCACAATTTAAATACATGGAGTATTAACCACCTCAAAAAAGAACTAACCAATATAGATCCTGATTGGGCTTCAAAATTGCCTTTGCGAGAAAATTACTCTTTTGTTAGATATATGAACCAATATCGACGATACTCTTGGTTAAAAGGAAAGGTAACCGGTGTATGGCTTTCTTCTCCTAAAGATAATCATCGCCCTAGTTCTAAATATATTAAAAAAGGAATTTGGATTATGGAAAATGGGAAAAAATGGTACCAAGCTTCGCAAGATTTTTTTGCTTTACAAAGTAATAAAAATAGCCAATTAAGATCACAGAAGGGCACTGTTCTCACTTGTGTTAAGAATAATGGCAAAAAAATTTCTTTCCACGTAGGATTTACTATTGAAGGATATATTGGAGGGAAATATAAGCTTTCTTTAATTAAAAAGACAAATAAAAAGAAATTTTATAGAACATTTGTGATACAAGATGAAGAAATATTTAATGATGAACAACGGTTAATAAATAGTAAACATAGAGAATTTGATGATGAAATTAAAGATATATTATCTACTTCTGTAACAGAAAAAAGTGCAAAATTTGCCGCAAAAATTCTTTCAGAAAAATTAATACAATTAGCCCCAACTAAAACTGATTACGGAAAAGTAATATACGAAATTAAATCCAGTGATAATTATACTTTCAAAAAAATAGACCCCGATACTCCCTACATGAATGAATTAATGAAAATATTAAGAGATAATGATGAACCAACTCAAACAAATCAATCACTCTTTACTAATGTGGCTAAAATACTAGTATTTTTATCTATCCCTGAAGCTAAAGTATTTAGAAATAATATAAGAAAGGAATATTATCTACCTGATATATTAGCCAAACTATCAGATCAAGATAAATTCCCAGAAATATTTGAAACTCCCACTGTAGATATAGATATTAAGGAAGCAACAGCCTTGAAACTAACTAAAAAAATATCTCTCATAGTCCATGACATGGCTGAGAATTTTTATTTTATAGAAAATCCTACACAAAGAAAAATGATCCGAATACGCCCGGAAGCATTTATATTTCCAGATAAAACTAAAAAGCGTATCAGTGCCTGTATGAATAAAAAGCGTATGGAAAGCTATCTTAATAATAGAATAAAAGATGCTAAAGAACAAGGAAAATCGAGAAATTTCATTAATAATATTAAAAATGAAATAACAAGTGAAATTATATACTATAAAGACCTTGAAGATAAAAAAATATACTGTTTTACTGTAGACCAACTCTATAATCAATTTAAACAAAATAATAATATTAATCCCGATACAAACAGAGAATTTAGACCAGATTTTATTAAAAGATTTGAAGAAATGTATAATAATAAGCTATCAAAAGACGGATTTCTTTCTAGTTATTTTCAGGAAAAATACGGGTTTAATATTAACAAAATAGTATCAGAAAAAATACAAGAAGAAACACCAAAATTTACCTTACAAATACCTAATATGTGGTCACTAATAGGCGCAGACATAAAAGAACTAGAAGAAGAACTACCAGAAAAATTTTTATCTGATGGAGACTCTGTAGAAATTAAAAATGAAGGAGAAGGAGAAGGAGAAGGAGAAGATGTGTCAGAAGGAGAAGATGTGTCAGAAGGAGAAGATGTGTCAGAAGATGAAGAAAAGAAATATATTATGCCAGAAGATGTAGCAGAAGATGAAGGAAAGAAGCATATTACTCATAAAGAGATCTGTGAATATTGTAAAAAACATATTGCATCAAAATCTCTTAAAAGTATTATTAGACATGAAGGGAAATCTAAAATTATTAAATTTTGCTCCTTCAAATGCTTCGAAAACAAAAATGACTGGAAGAAATTTATCAAAGACAAAAAGAAAGCTAAGAAAAAACAAAAGAAAAAAGATCTTATCCCCTTAGAAATTGAAGATATTAAAGAAGTAAAACAACAACCCGCGCCACTGAGTCAAAAAGAAATTACCGATATGAAGGAAGATATAAGAAAAAAGATCAGAGAAGGTATAGTTGAATACGATCGAATAGCTTTTCCTCTACTCACCAAACAAGAACTGCAAGAAATTGCTAAAAATAAAAATATTAAAATATCTAAAAGTCTATCAAAAATGGGAACAGCACAGCAATTATTTGAAGCTCTTCATCCTAGAGCTGTTAAACCCGTCTTTAAAGAAGATGTTGCAAAGACAAAAATAAAAAAGTAAATTATATTATTATTTTAGATTTTAAAATAATAATTATTTCCATTTCCTACTTCATTTACATATGTCCCATCATCTTTTTATGCTGAAACATTGCCAGAGCTGCTGTCAAAACAAGACCAAGATAGAAGGAATATTGATAATCTCTTTGACCTAATATAGTTAGTGGTAAGTGTTTCTTTAATCCTGTACTAAATACAATTGTAGTAATAAGAGCGAATACCATGCTCATAAAAGCTAAAGAAGCAACTATAACATGTTCGTGAGATTTACAAAGAAATGTACAAGCTATTGCTTCAACTAAAGCTAGAATAGAAAGAATTGAAAATGCTTGACAAACTTGTGCATAAGTTTTTGTTTTAACATCCGAAATCTAATTAATTTTTTATTTTTTGAAAATTGCTTCTATTTTTCCATTCTTTGTACATATCATGACCTATTTTATTAAAACATGAAGATATGGCATCAGGTAATCTATTATATAACATATAACCAGAAAGTACTAATAAATTAAAACCCGTAAAAAATAAATAAACTCTATCTTTAGCTGGATCTTCTTTTAAAACTTCTCCAAGAGCTATAGTTATGGAAACAGTCAATACCATTATACAAAATAGCCTAGGCCCTCTATACATCCAATATTCTCGTGCTTTAGAGTGGGCAATACCTTTTTGTCTATTAATTGTTTCATACATAGGGAAAATAAATTCAACTAATTCTTCTCTTTCTGTTTTTTGTGTATAGGGGCTAAGAGAGTTGATAAGATTTTCTTTAGTTTGTGAAGGGGTGGCGGAGAAGTTACAAATAATTTTTACGATAGTATTATGATTTTTAACGTTATTTCTTAAAACATAATTTATATCTTTTCCATCTTCTTTTCCATCTAAATATTTATTTTTAATTTTTTTCCTAAGAAATTTATATGAATATTTTCTTATTGTTTCAATTGCAAAATTTTCGGCCATTTTGTCAGCTATATTAAATCCCGCGCGTTTACAGGTTTTAGATAGGCATCTACAGTTTATTTTCATTATTTTATCTTTGGGAAAATAATGAAAATAAAGTCAATTTATTATTTTTGTTTGGCGTTAGATTGATTTAAATATTAGGCATCTTAGGATAAATATTATGTCAGCTGTAGGGATAGATTTAGGTACTACATATAGTTGTATAGGAGTATATAGAAATAATAGTGTAGATATATTAGCTAATGATAATGGTAATAGAACAACTCCTTCTATGGTAGCTTTTAACGATACCGAAAGATTAGTAGGGGAAGGTGCTAAGAATCAAATTAATAGAAATCCTTCTAATACTATTTTTGGCGCTAAACGTTTAATAGGTCGTCGTTTTGAAGAAAAAAGTGTTCAAGAAAATAGTAAGCACTGGCCTTTTAAAATAATTAAAGATAAAAATGGAAAGCCTGTTATTAAGGTGACTCATCAGAATAAAGAAAAAATTTTTTCCCCTGAAGAGATTAGTGCGATGGTACTTTCTAAGATGAAATCAACTGCTACTTCTTTTTTAGGGAAGGAAGTAACACAAGCAGTTATAACAGTTCCAGCCTATTTCAATGATTCTCAACGCCAATCAACAAAAGATGCGGGTACTATTGCAGGACTCGAAGTTCTTCGAATAATAAATGAGCCTACAGCAGCCGCTATTGCTTATGGTTTAGATAATAAAAAAGAAATTGAGCAGAATGTTCTTATTTTTGATCTTGGTGGTGGTACTTTTGATGTATCTCTTTTAACTATTGAAGAAGGTATATTCGAAGTTAAGGCTACTGCTGGTGATACTAATTTAGGAGGGGAAGATTTTGATCAAAGATTGGTTACTCATTTTGTTAAAGAATTTAATAGAAAAAATAGGAGATGCGATAGTGATATTATGAAAAATAAAAAAGCTATTAGAAGACTGCGCACAGCTTCAGAAAAAGCTAAAAGAACATTGTCGTCAACTACTCGAGCTATGGTGGAAATAGATTCTCTTCACGAGGGGATTGATTTTTCATCTTCTATAACGAGAGCTCGGTTTGAAGATTTGTGTTCAGATTATTTTAAGGGGTGTATTAAACCAGTAGAAAAAGTTTTAAGAGATGCGAAGATTAGTAAATCTCGGGTAGATGAGGTTGTTTTAGTAGGTGGTTCTACAAGAATTCCTAAGGTACAAAAGATTTTGAGTGATTTTTTTAATGGGAAAAATCTTAATAAATCTATTAATCCCGATGAGGCAGTGGCTTATGGAGCGGCTGTACAAGCTTCTATTCTTTCGGGGGAAGGAATCGAAGAATTTAAGGATATGTTATTGATAGATGTTACACCCCTTTCTATGGGTATAGAAACATCTGGTCAGATTATGACTAAGATTATAAATAGGAATTCTCAAATTCCTTGTAGTAAGACTCAGATTTTTTCCACGTTTGCAGATAACCAAACTGCTGTGACAATTAGAGTATTTGAAGGTGAAAGAGCTCGTACTACCCATAATAATCTATTGGGAAATTTTGAATTATCCGGTATACCTCCAGCTCCTAGAGGAATACCCCAAATTGAAGTTACTTTTGATTTAGATACTAATGGTATATTAACTGTAAAAGCCAAAGAAAAGGGGACTGGAAAATCTAAAAAGATAGAGATTAAAAATGAAAAAGATCGTCTTTCTCAAGACGATATAGAGAGAATGATTAAAGAGGCTGAGAAATATAAAGTCGAAGACGAGGAGTATGAAAAAACTGTTGGTCTTAAAAATCAAATAGAAAGTTCTGTTTACGCAATTAAGGGTATGTTAGATAAAGTTCCTGAAGATAAAAGGGATGATATTAAAGAAAAATGTAATAATATAATTGATTGGCTTTCTGAACATTCTAATCCCTCTTATGAGGAACTTAGTGAGAAAAAGAAAGATCTGGAAGCTTTACAATCTTTGATGGGACCTCCTCCGTCTCATTCTGAAAATATGGAGGAAAATAATAAAATGAATGGGGAAGAAGATTTAGATGATTTGGACTAATCTTAATTTATAAAATTTCTACAATTTTATAACCAAGTAATAAAGATGTATATTTCGATATCTTATTTAAATAAAACTTTAAAAGATAGAGCTCGTGCAATTAATCAAAAAAATAAAGAAAACTATTCATCACTAGATTCTTTTCAAGCTGGATTAAGTGTTGGAACTTTGACCGGCTTTGTTGTGGTAGCCATTATATTTTTTATCTTAGAACTTTTGGTATTATTTTACTGTCTTCAAATAGTAATCAATTGTACAAAGGCGGGTCCTGAAAGGGTAGTTCATGTAGTTCTTGCTATAATGTTTACTCTACCGTATGCATTATTTAGTGTTATATTTGTTCCTTGCGCTAAAAAAACTTTAGGTGGGCAAGAATAATTTAATGATACTATAGATTAAATAAATGAGAAAAAGTTTTTTATATAAAATTAAATTAATCAAATATTATTTATTCTGATACATAAATTCCAATATTTGAAATAAATCAAATATTTAGAAAATTCTAACCGGTCGTATCTAACCGGAGAACAGAGATAATTAGCTGTCTTCCAA